TTGCGTTCTTCAATAGCTGCTTTAGCTTCAGATAAATCGTTTACGCCTAAAGATTCTAGTAATTGTTTCTCTTGTCTGTAAAGTCTGTCCTTAACGACCTTATCAATATCAAATTGACTTGGCTTGGGTTGCTCTACTGGTTGTTCTTGTTTAGCTTCTACTGTTTCGTTTATTGTCTGTTCCACCTGTTCCGTTTTATTCTCGTCAGACATTCTATAACTCCTTTGTTAGTTATTTATTTAAGAGATATAGTTATTTTTGTCTTTTTACAAGTTTTCTAATATTGGCAAATGATCTAATAATTGCTCAAAAAACTCTAATTCATTCTCAGGTATCTTATCCCGTAAATCTAAAACTTCTTTTATCGTTTCCTGACTTATAGGTTGTTCCTGTAATAAAAGTTCAGCTTTTTGATATGCTTCTGAAAATTCTATAGCCATTTAGTGTCCTTTCACCTTACTTTGTGTAGCTTTTTCAATTAAGTCATCCATATATTCTACTAATCCTTTGTTAAATTTTTCTAATGCTTTTCTGTTAGTTGCATACGCAGCAAATAATTCTGCATGAAATTCATGTGCATTTGATGATCCATATTTTGTTAATATAAAATTATTGCTATTTGGATATTTGTTTCTTATAAAATTTATTGCATCTGCAACTGAATTTGTTGTCACTCTATCTGATGTACCTACATTTTTAATTGCGTAATAATGAACTTGATGCCCAATCTCGTGCATCATAGTTGTAAATTTCTGTTCGTTATCTAGTTTTAGTGCATTTAAATTAGCTGAAAAAGAAAAATCTGCATTTTTGATTTCTCTTTTCCCTACAATATTTAATTTTGAAACATACTTACCTTGATTTTTGCTTGTTCTATCTAATGTAAAAGCTATTGAATCTTGTAATTTTTTTATATCTATTTTTGATAAATCTGTTGCTTCATCTACTAAAGCTATTGGCATATTATTCAATGGAGTAGCCCATCCATTATAAGTTTTTCTTCCTTTTAAACTTCCTAACTCTACTGATTGTATTGGATAATTTTGGTTTCCATATTTAAATGTATCTTTGTTTTCTTTAATATATCCACTATACCATTCTTGTACTTTTGGTAATTCTTTCCTTCTATTGTTTATATTTCTTGTTGCTCTAGGTAAGAAATTAAGTCCAATATTTCTAGCATTAATAAAATTATTTATTCTTATAGTAGATTCTTCATTACCATCTAAATCATTTAATATTTTATTAACTGAATTACCATTTGTATTTGGGAATGGGGAATAAATATTTTTTTGAGGAATGTTTCCAACTGGTTTAGTTTTTGGTTTTATATCATCTACTTTTTGTTTTACTTCTTCATCTGCATCCCATGCAGGATCATAAGGGATTAAACTATGGCGGCATCTATAACCACCTCTATTCACAAAAGGATCTGATCCTGATTTACCTCTCCAGTTGCCAGTAAATACTTCTCTCCATTCTTCCTCTGTTTTTATTTCATTAAGATAGGCTCTACAGAATTGTCTAGTAGTCGTAATATTTGTGCCAGTATATTTGTATGTGTCTATTCCTGCTTCTTGACCTTTGTACTTAGTGAATTGTCCGTCAAACTGCATGATACTATCGTGAGCAATCTGATTAGCGTACTTGCGCATATTCTCTCCTCTAATATCGGATGCGTATTTGCTATGCAGGATCTTTCTGGCATCTAAGTATTTCTTTTTAGCTAAAGGATCATCTGAATATCTATTCTCCTCTACAATCCTAACTAATCTATTGACTGCTTCCTCATTACTTCGTCTATAGACACCATTAATAGATGCTCTGATGTTTTCTACCACCTGAGGAAATGGTTTACCAGTGACGGCGGATGAATATATCTCTGTAGCAATCGTATCAAGAAATCTATTGGCTACATCTTCAAATCCACTAAAGGATAATTGTTTTAATTGATTGATTAAGACTAGATCAGGTTTGGTAAGCGTTTTAAATTTAGCGGAAACTGGAGTAGTGCGGATATAGTCCATATATCCTTTAACAACTTCATCATATTCTGAAATAATCTTAGAGCCTTCTTTAAGATAGTTCTGCTCTATTAGTCTTTTAAGATTTGGTCTTAGCTGAATAGCTAAATCAGTAGTAAGGGGAACTCCGTCTGTGGCTCTTTGTAATTGAGCAATAATATCTTCTTCAAGATCAAAAAGAACTTTGGAAATTCTTTGTTCGTGAGAAGCAGCTAGTTTTGATAATATCTCTTGCTTTGTAGCCATCCCATTTTGTATATAACAGGATGGCTAATTAGTAAATACAGGATTATTTACTTAACTCCACATCTCCTCTACATACTTAAAGGCATCCTCTAAGTTCTTGTAGATAGATATATTAAACTGCTTATCAAAGACTGAATATGTCTTGTCATCTCTGATACTAACAACACCATAATTCCCTTTTTTATTAAGAGCATCTTTATGGATATAATACTTAAACCATACCTGATCAGTGACTACGCCGCTATGCTCATAGAAATGGTTTTGTTGAATGAATAGAAAATTACCCACTTCTTGGATAAGTTTCTGACCGAATGGTAATTTATATTTGCTCATTATTTTACCTCCTGATATGGGTATCTAAAGTTTATTTCTTCAATTAATGATTTCTTAGTCCATGATCTGATGATGTCTAATCTCTCATCATTCTTACCAACTAAAGTTGCAATCCATCCATTAAAGGTTTTTTTTCTACCTTTTGAAATGTGATCTTTTTCAATAATCCATTTTGTGTCAGTCATTATTTTACCTCCTTTAATTTTTTCTCTGCTTCATAAGTAAACATATATATAGGCATTCTACGATTATCATTAAGGTATTCACAAAGTTGAATAACACCTTTTTTCTCTAATGATCCAAAAACACCCTTCCACTGACCTACCATTAAATCAGCACCTTCTACATTAGCTGCTGAATATCTACCCTCTGTTGGATAGATTTCACAATCAAATCTAAAACATTTAGCTTCTTCATAACCATTACAGTTAAAAAGATGTTTTACTAATAATTTTTCTAAGTCTGTAAGATTCATATTTACCTCCTGAGAAGTGGGCTTATGCCCACTCCTTACATTTTAAATTAAAGAAATTTGCTTTAGTTAAGAAACGATTTTGGATATTTTTCCAATCCTGATCTTTCTCACATACTAGCAAGTCGCCAGTTTTGTAGATGAAACAGAAAATAAATTCTCCGCCACCCCAACCAGTGATTACATCACCGCTTTTAATTTCTTGATTTGCTTCATTTAAAGCAACATTAGAAATACTATCGTTATATAATTTTTGCATTTTTTCACAGTGTGCAATCCACTCTTTGCTTACTTTAGTCATTTTAGTTTCTCCTGTATTTGTGTTCATGGTTATTTTATAACCAATTTATAACTAAATTACAACTATTTATTTTTATAAAGGAAAGTTTTTTTTCCATGCCCTAATTGACCAATAGGCAGGGGATAAGGTCTTTTGACCTCTGACTTGCTTTAAAACACCCCCCATTCTAGCCAAAAATGACCTTTGTCTGGCAGGGATATTCTTTTTTATCTTCATTTTAGGATCGCCAAATCTCACTACTTTCACATTCCCACTGGATTTATCCTTCACATAAACACCAAATTTCTTGCTTTTATTGGGTGTTCGGAATGGTTTATTGAGTTTGACCTGACGACCTTTATAATTAGCCATTATTTCTTTTTCTTTTTCTTTTTAGCTTTTCTAGCAGTAGATAAAGCTATTGCTATAGCCTGTTTTCTAGGTTTCCCTGCTTTTAATTCAGTCCTGATGTTCTTACTGATAGATTTAGCTGAATAACCCTTAATTAGTGGCATTACTTCTTCTTTTTCTTCTTTTTCATAGAAGGTTTAACTGATTTCTTTGGTGGTCTGCCGACTTTTGAGCCGTATGTTCCTTTTCCGTATGGCATTTTCCTATCCTCTCTTTGTAATGTTTAAAACATAATAGTTCTAACATACCAAATTTGTAATTAAAACCGATACTTGCAAATTCGCCGCAAAAACATCTTTTTAAATTATGCTGCTGATGTGACCAGTTGTAGAACTCAGTAGTAGATACTGTTTTGCCTTTAGGCGGAATAGGTGACATCCTCTAATAGTATTTCAAAACTTCCTGATACTGCACAAGTAGCATCTGCTTTGGCTCTTAGTTCAATATCACTTTTTTCTGTAATAGGGATAGGCATTTCAAATTTTCTGTATAAGGGAACTGCGAATGTAGTTTGATAACCAATCGTATTCCATACATTACCATTATTGATTTGTTTCGTCATAATCTTAGACTCAATTTCTTTTTGTTTACTCATTCCAATAGATGCGGAAATAATCCATGCTTTCTTATTGACTGGAACTGTGTAAACCGCCTGTAAGCTAGATCCATAACCTGCATTGATGTAAGCAACAGTTTTTGAGTCTGCAGTAATCGTAATATTACCTACATTAGAATCACCTGTATTAGCAGTGATTAATCTTGCGGAAAAAACTCTGATAAATGTTGTAGTGGATGCTGATCCACCAATAGTAATAACTTCTGATGCTTCTGCATAAGTTTCATCTAGTCCTGTAATTAATACTGTTCCCCCATCATCAGATCCAGTATTTGAACTTGTAGCAACTGCAGTTGAAGCACTTGTTGGATAAACATATAAACCTGTGCCACCCCAAACAGTCGCAAAGGTTGTAGATACTGAAGTGTTATATCCAAATTGACCTGCGGATGTAAAATTATCCACTAATCCTTTTTGAACAGGAATACCATAAGGTAAATCTATATTCTGATCATCAAACTTCGGCAATTTCTTCCCCTTCTATTGTTGGTGTACTAAACTGACCAATAGGTGCTGCTTTCGCATCTATGTCACTATCAATCGTATTAATCTTTTCATCATCATCTACTACGGCTCTAGCAATCTGTTTATCTACTTCTTTAGCAAAGGTATCTGAAGGAACACCACTAGCTTTAGCTGCTTGTAGGAATTGTAGATCACTGGCATAGTCACGCAAATTAAATGAGTCTGGGTAAATTATCTCACCATCAAATGTTTGGTTTTGCCATTCTGCAAATAGTTTCCAGATTTGTTCTTCTGCGTTCTGTAAGTAATCTGCTTTCTCACTTAATCTAGCATTTAATAATTGAAACTCTGTCTGTAAGGCTATGCCAGATTGCACTCTATCCTGAGTGGCTCTGACTGCTCCCATGTGTGTAATTCTATTAATAGCTTCTACCTTCATATTGATATTGTTCATAATGCCATCTAATGACTGGGAACTAGGTTGGATCAGATAAGGTTTTAAGTTGCTATCTAAATCCTCAGGCATCTCAATAATAGATCCTGCACCTGCACTAGCTTCTACATTAGGTGTTTTTACTAAACTAGGATGATTAGATAATCTGATTAGCTGCTCTATCTCAGAATAATCATTGTAAATAGCTTTCTGCAATTCTGCCACATCATTCAAATCAGATATACCAATACCTCTACGCTGAGATTTCTGGTTATATAAAATTACGGCAGGAACTTTGCCTAGCATATTAGGCATCTCATCTAATAGCATAGGCTTAGATGTAGAATATCCTTTGGTGTAATCTTTTACTTTGTAAGTAGTAATATCTTCATTAGTCCATACTCTAATGGTTGCTACATCATCAAATAAATCTTCTAATAGAACTAATCTGTTTAAAACATACTTACCATTTAAACTACGCTCAAAATTCCAGTTTAAGACATTCTCAGGGGTATAAAGACTGATGTATGGTCTGATGTCTAATTGTATTTCCTCTGCTCTGGTTTGTGTTTGTACGGCAGGTTTATCTAGGATTGCCCAACAAGTACCATAGATAGATGCGTTCACTTGCATTTCTCTGATCACATTGTTAAATGATCTTCCATCTAAATCTGCATCATTGATAAAACTCTCTAGCTGCGGATCACCTTGTAATGATCCATAATCTCTTGTAGGTGGAACTCTGAATAGGAATGAAGTATAAATCTGCACCACATTCTTACAGTGGTTATCTATCGGAGTATTCTCTGCTCGTTTTAAATACTCCTCATCAGTTTCTAAAATATATCTATTAAGTTGATATCCTTCTTGATAGTCCTGACCACCTAGATATGACATTAAATGGAAATGCCAATCCTTAAACTTTTCTTGATAGTGTTTATGTCTGGATGTTAAAAATTCTCTACTGTATAATGCCATTAACTCCACCTCTGGGGTTTGCTAGGTTTAAAATCCCTTCTTACAGGGTATAAATATTCCACTAAATATCCTAATGCGTCATTCATATGATCATAATTGTTATCTTTATCAGGTATGGTCGTGCCTTCCTTATAAATTTGTCTTTCAATGCTTTTTAACACATTTTTACAACTATTAGCAATAAATAAAGTTCTAACTCCATTAGCGTTCTTCAATTTAGTGTTCACTGCATTAATCCTATCTCTAATTAGTGGATGTGTATTTCTAACTCTTAAATTAAATCCTGCATTTTTCAAGATGGCTAAATCCGTCACGCCACCTGCGGATGTCTTTCTTTGCTTGGCAGCAGGATCAGGATAAACATAAATGTGCTTATCTTTGTACCTTGCATTTATCTCTTGTACTAATTCATCAGTATTGGATGAGTAAATCACTATCTCATCATGGATAATAATCTTATTGCCTATAATCTCTGATACTACGGCACTCATGGGATCAATGTTGAAGTCCATGCCTATGTGTAGTTCTGCCGTTTGAGGAGTGTATTTGTCTATGACATTCTCTTTCCTATCAAAGTTGTAATAAATCTGTCCTGCATAATTAACAAATGATGCCTGATATTCTTGTTTAAATGTTCTTTCATCCAGATCAGATTTAGCTTGTTCTATTTCTTGTTTAGATACCTGACCACCCTCTAATGTAGTGAACTGGAATGATTGCCATTGGTCGTCATCTTTCTCTCTCGTAAATAGATTGTAAGACCAGTTTCCATATCCTCTTGGAGTTCCACAGAATAGAGCAGCACCCATTCTTCCCTTATCAGATAAGGTTGGTCGCAATACTTCCGTATAGGCGTGTTCTTTGATATCCGCAAATTCATCCATCACAAGAAAATCTAATCCAACACCTCTCAGGCTATTCTCGTTATCTGCACCTCTCAGGGAAATCTCACTACCATTTTTTAAGATAATCTTCAGATCACTATGATTAATCTTGCTTACCCATTTATGTTTGACCATTCTATCTACTAGATCATTCCAAACAATGTCTTTAGCCATTCTATAAGTTGGCGCTACATACCAAACTTTCTTTTTAGGGTATCTAGCAAATTTAGCTATTTCTTGAATACATAAAAAGGTCTTACCAAATCTTCTTCCAGTAATTAATACTCGGAAACGCTTATCACATTCTAATATCTGCTTTTGAGGTTTACTTAGCGGCACTAATCAACTGACCATGCTAAAGGCTCGTTATCTTCTGCAATCAATCCACCATCAGATTGACCTAATTCATTCTTTCCTAGCCAAATAGCCATAGCTGCATTTCCCTTTTCTGCTATCTGC